GCATGGCACACTGAGATTGGAACCAAAGTCGGTCCAGTCGAAGTCATGTATCGATACGCAGACCTCAGATCAACCAGAGAGAATCGTATCAAGTTCACCCATGAGTTGTTTACCTACCATGACCTCACAGTCGAGCACAGGATTGAGTATCGATCCTTCGACAAGAAAGAGGATCACTGGAGGTATCGGTTCATCTTTGAATACACTCCTCATCTGTATGGACCGATCCACCTGTACGCCAAAGTCCAACCCCGTTGGGCATTCAAGAATGGCAGGACAGTGGTCGATCATCGAGATCAACTTGGACTCACTTGGAAAGGTGAGAACTGGAAGATCACCCCATTCGTGGAGAGATATGCTCTCGACGGATTCGAGTATCGCAGAACAGTCTATGGTACGCATTTCGAAATAAAGTTATGACAGAACATTTGAAAGCAGTAACGGTGGTGGCATTCATTGCGGGTGCCATCACCATCGCATCACTCGCCCCTAGCATTGGGGGTTGACATTTCATTCTAGGCCAGTATAATGTTTATTGAGATTGAGAGAGAACTATATTATGATCAACGACCTATGGGTAGAGCAGTACCGACCAACAACTATCGAAGACTGCGTCCTACCAGAACACCTCAAGAAGACCTTCTTGGAGATAGTCAAGACCGGTGAAGTGCCTAACATGCTATTCACAGGCACTGCTGGACTTGGTAAGACTACTGTGGCCCGAGCACTCTGTAATGAACTCGGTCTTGACTACATCCTCATCAACGCATCAGAGCATGGTAACATCGACACCCTGCGTGGCAAGATCAAGCAGTTCGCATCGTCGATCTCCCTCTCTGGTGGATTCAAGGTGGTCATCTTAGACGAAGCAGACTATCTGAATGCATCTTCTACCCAACCTGCTCTCCGCGGGTTCATGGAAGAGTTCAGCAAGAACTGCCGATTCATACTGACCTGTAACTTCAAGAACAAGATCATCGAACCACTCCACTCTCGGTGTGGTGTGATCGAGTTCAATACCAGCAAGAGAGACCTACAGCAACTCTGCGGCCTCTTCATGAACCGAGCACTGAATATTCTCTCGGCAGAGGCAGTAGATGTGCCTAACAAGGAAGTGCTGGCAGAGTTGATTATGAAGCATGCTCCTGACTGGAGACGCATCATCAACGAACTGCAACGGCACTCCCGCGGCGGTACTCTCCAACTGGATGTCCTATCAGTCTCTATGTCTGGTAATGTGGCAGACCTCTTCGGACATCTCAAGGATAAGAACTTCAAAGAGATGCGGAAGTGGGTAGCAGAGAACATGGATGTGGATAGTGCCGCAATCTTTCGTGCGATCTATGACCACATGAACGACGGTGTATCCCCTAACTCTATCCCTCAGCTGGTACTCATTCTCGCAGACTATCAGTTCAAATCGTCATTTGCTGCCGATAAAGAACTCAACATGGTCGCCTGCTTGACTGAAGTCATGGCTCAGGTAGAGTTCGTATGACACTGACTGACGATCAGATCAAGGAACTTAAGATGATCTTTCCCAGTTGCCCTAATCCTATCCATGAGCCTGCCAAGTTCATGCACTATGTCAAGATGTATCTGACGCATAAGGCACTATTGTGATGGACAGTGACGGTCAAGAAATTACATTCGGCCCGATGGGTCAGAAGGTGTGGGATATGTATGCCAAGATCAGAGAGTTGGTGGACAGAGAGATGATGGAGTTTACCATAGACGAACTCTACACCCTGAGACTGCTCTACGGTGAGAACTTCAACTATCCAGTCCATAACCATATTGATAAACTGCTAGAAGGTTCACCAGCAGAGGAGACGATCCATTGAATCCATTTGATTACATCGCCAGCATCACCCATAAGAAAGAAGATATCATGATTGGTGATGATGAAGAGAAAGCATACTCTCCATTCATGACGAATCGTGGCCTATCATACTTCCAGGACACGGTGCTGCTGGCCAACGAGATGAATACCAGCAGTCATCTAGACCATCGCATGCAGTATGACTTCCTACGCACTGCGGTACGATCCCGCAAGAGATTCAGTAAGTGGATGAAGAAGACCACACCTGCGAAGATCGAGGTCATTAAGGAATACTATGGATACTCAGACGCCAAGGCAGAAGCAGTGGCAGACCTGATCTCCGATGACACTCTGGCAGAGATGAAGCATACTATCAGAAAAGGTGGAAAGACTAAATAACAGAGTCGTTATGACATAATAATAAGAACTGTTATTGAATTGAGGTACCTATGTCTGATCTAGTATCATGGACTCCATCTGATATGTTGGAGATAACCCTGAATGAACCCGATGACTTTCTAAAGGTCCGAGAGACCCTGACTCGCATCGGTGTCGCTTCCCGCAAAGAAAGGAAACTCTTCCAGTCTTGCCATATCCTGCACAAGCAGGGTAGGTATTTCATCCTAAACTTCAAGGAGCTCTTCCTCCTCGACGGTAAGAAGGCCAACCTAGAGGCCAGCGATATCGCAAGAAGGAATACTATAGCAGTCCTTCTCGCGGATTGGGGCCTGGTGAATATCGTCAACAAGGAAGTCTGTGAAGACAAGGCACCTCTCCGACAGATCAAGATCGTCTCATTCAAAGAGAAGTCCGAGTGGGAACTCTGCCAGAAATATAACATCGGTAATTCGGTGAAGTAGTTGACCTTTCGGTCTATTCCAGTATAATAGTATACTAAATAGAGATGACCATCCGGTCATATTTCTAGAACAAGGAGAAAACGACTATGAAGCGTAGGGTCTTTAGACCTGCGCAGACGGTGCAACTGGCTCTGATTGCTGCAATTGCAGGATCAGTAATGTTCGCCTCCGTATCTGCTCTGGTATAATCATATGCTGGGGTACGAATCGTCAAGATGACGATGTTACATAATCGTACCAGTGGGGAGAGGGAAGGGACTCCCCACAACTTAATCATGAGGTTAACTTGAAGTTCTATACTAATATCACCCGAATATCCAACACTATCTGCTTCCGTGGTTACGAGAACGGACAGAGACTAGCATACAAAGAACAGTTCAAACCCACCCTATTCATATCTAAGGGCAACTCTAACTCTGAGTGGAAGACACTAGAGGGCAAGAGACTATCCCCTATTCAGTTTGATTCCATGCGTGAGGCAGCAGACTTCGGAGACAGATACTCTGAGGTCGAGTCCATGAAGGTCTATGGTAATCATAACTTCGTCGCACAGTTTATCCAAGAGAACTTTCCTAACGACATAGAGTTTGATCCCTCTTTGGTCAAGGTGGCCAATATCGATATTGAGGTAGCATCAGACGATGGGTTCCCTCATCCAGATCGTGCCGACGCAGAGGTTCAGTCCATCTGCCTTAAGTACTTCGGGTCACCCACCATCTATATCTGGGCATTAGAGGACAAGTATGATCCTGCTAAGACCGAGTTAGATGTTGACCCAGAGGACATCTACTTCGTTAGGTGTGGTGGTGAGGTAGACCTACTACTCAAGTTCATATCCTTCTGGTCGAGTCAGGACACCAGTCCAGATATCGTGACCGGATGGAACATCAAGGGATTCGATATCCCATATCTCGTCAATCGAACTATCAAGATGATTGGCGAAGAATCAGTTAGAAAGTTCTCACCGTGGGGCATCGTAAGGAATAAGACCGTCACTGGTAAGAACGGGCAGAAGAATAGTGTCTACGATCTAGGTGGCATTGAGCAACTGGATTACCTGGACCTCTTCTACAAGTTCGGATACCTATCCTATGGTGTCCTAGAGTCATACAAACTAGACCATGTGGCATTCACTGTCCTCAACGAGAAGAAGTTATCATATGAAGAACATGGTAATCTCTTCACCCTCTACAAGGAAGACTATCAGAAGTTCATCGATTACAACATCAAGGACGTCCTGCTGGTAGAACAGATCGATGAGAAGATGGGATTGGTCGAACTGGCCATGACCATAGCATACAAGGGTGGATGCAACTACCAAGAGGCATACGGTACCACGCAGTTATGGGATACCTATATCTACCGAGAACTATGTCGACAGAAGAACGTGGTACCCCCAAAGATCGAACGACCGATCACTGATATCGCAGGTGGATATGTTAAGACTCCGGTAGTAGGTAGACACTCATGGGTGGTATCCTTCGACCTGAACTCACTGTATCCGCATATCTTCATGCAGTTAAACGTGAGTCCAGAAACTCAGATAGAGGGTGACACCAGTGGCGTGAATGTGGATAACTTCCTAGACGAGACGGTACCACCATCTAGCAAACCAGAACACTGCATGGCCGCAAATGGTGTCCACTTCAG